TTCAGATAGATTGTTGAATTCCTGAGATACATTTTCCAAACTCTAAGTATCAACTCTTACTCCCGACACTGTTTACTTCTACAAGCGGAGGGAAGAATCGCCCCCAGTGTTGAACTGCCGAAGCCGTGACTTCTGAGTATTTCATAGGCCTCTTTCCCTATATCTCAAGGAGTCAGTAATTGCGTCTGAGAAAGTTAGTCCTTAAACAGTAAGTTCTGACACCTTACTAGTAGACATACTAGTCTGCTTTCCCGATCTTGCCCTTTACTCCTTCGACACCAAATCATAAAGGACTGTTCTGTACGCTTTAACCTTGTTTCCCAATTCTACTATCCTCGCATTCTGATGATGTTCATTATCGTTCTGAGCTTCAATAAGTTCCTCCTGATCATCATTCATAATCTGGAGTTCAGAACATCTTTGTTCCAGCATCTTTTTTGTTATCTTCATCTTATCTCCTTCTCTTGCTTCTATGCTCAGATCAGGATAGAATGCCTGTTCCTACCCTGACTATAAATATAGAAACTTACATTATATTCCCCTCTTTTATAGTCTTCTTCTCTAAGCATTTTACTAACTTAACTGAACTGAAATTAAAAGTATGCTTATCAAACTCAAAATATTTTTTAAGTCGCCCATATGCTCTTACTTCCCAAAGTTCAACTGCTTTGGAACTACTTGATTTGAAAACATTTCCTGAATGTATTTTAGGGCTAGTTGTTACAAAGATACCAGCACTGTCTTCAGGAGCTTCCGTAATCTTTCCTTCATTATACTCAAGTCTAGTATACTCCCTTGCAGTTATAGTTCCTTTATCTACAAAAGAAGAAACTCTCCTATTGTTCTTGAGTACCCTTACATATTTATAATATTTCATTTAATCTCCGCCTTCAATACTGCTTTCAAAGCATCTATACTTAGTACAGCATTTTCAATTAGAACATTATTTCCCTTAGTCATGGAGTTGGTTAGTAACTTCCCAACACGAGTATTGAGCTCAGCTTGGGCTTTCTGGATAAGTTCAGTATTCATCTGATTCTCCATATAAAATCAAAGTTAAGAATGATAAGATGAATCTCAATATTTGAGAATATAACAGTTGAATCAGAATGAAATGATAACAGTTCAAAACTAAAATCATTCCTGGATTGATATAACCACCTATTCACTAAATTAAACAGGACTTTCTTTCTCATTTTGCTGATACCTCAGTAACATCTGCTAACTTTATTGATACACACGCATGAGTAGTCTTATTGATTTCCTGCACAACAGTTATCAGATGCCGAGCATGAACAGGACGCTCAACCCAAATCTTATCAATCTGGGATTCACGGAGATAAATCTTGCCCCCTGATTTAAGAGTTAATACAGCCATCTTCATATCTTACCTGCCCAGTGGGTGCATATTCCTGCGCCCAGCTTCATCACAACCACAGACTATACTGGTTCTTTCCTCAGTAACAGTAGTGATACTTCCATCCGGTAACTGAGTCTTATAGCTAACAGTATACTTCCTTGGTAGTTTCTGCCCACAGAATGCACATGCACACTCATGATAGACAGGCACGGGCAGTGCTTTCTTTTCCGGCAACCGTTGTAATCTGGCCATAAATGGTGTCCCCCTTAACAGTAACGTGTTCGTTCGATAGCTTTGCATTGTACCTACCATAATTCAGTTCTCCTTTACATTTAATCCCATGATTCACTATAGGCTTACTCATAACCCATTTCAATATCTGTAAGCACTTTTTATAGTATCATTTGACCGGCACAATTCATACCTAAATTCCTTTATGAGTATTCAAATTCACTATCTCCACTTTCCCTCCTCTTGAATGAACATACTTTGGCAGTAGTTAAAAAGTTTTCTCAAGTTTCAGCACTGGTAGGGTTTACATAATATGTAAAGGTTTACAGGCAGTATTTTATTCTTTATGTAAAACTGGCACATTATGTCTATAATCTATTGCACTATTTAGCTAAAATTCAGCCCGTAGTATACTAGTAAAGTTTTCATACAACATCTAGTATTTCAGATAAAATATTGATCTAACTTTTTAGAGAAAACTATCATTTTTTTATTTTGTTGTACCTAAAAACTATTGCATACTACTGGCAGTAGTACTAAAATATTGACATAGGTTCGGTCTAGTCGTACCTTAAAAATTGAATAAGTATTTTGGAGGATTGAAAACATGAACAATGCAACAATGCCAGTAAACGTATCTATGAACATTCTGGGGATTGAACAACTCGAAGCTATCAAAGCTACTAGTACGAATGTAGAATTGAACAAATTAATCGATGGGATTATCGCTAGTAAAAAGGCCGAGGCTGAAGCTGCCAAACAAGCGGAAACGTTCAAAGATCAGATCGCCGAGCTGGTGAACTTATTGCCGATCCCACCAGCGAACGTCCACAACTTCTATGCTAGGTTTGGTGAAGTTACCGAGGAAGCTGATCTGCCGGATGAGGAAGTAGTGGTGAACGGGGAAAAGGTAATGCGGAAACCAACCGTGACGGTCAAGAAGTGGATACTGATCACTAATCATGCATGTGGCAGCCGTAGTGGTGCAAGTAGCACGAGTACTACTACTACCGAAAAGCCAAAACGTGCCATTACCGTCAAACGGGTATCCGGTGACATTCTGGAGACCATCGGCAATTTCAGGAATGCAAAGGAAGCATGTACCTACTTGAACATTGAAGTGAACGGGGATAGTGCAATGCGAAAACTTCAAGACAATGGCTACGTAGCGAGCCAGTACACTGGTGAAGATTTTACCGTAGCGAAAGCTTAACACTACCGCTAGTATGTACTAGCTAGTCAACTACAATTGAATATCCTGCACTTGAACAACAAGGGGAGAGGTAACTAGACTACCAATCCCCTTTTTTATTGCCCAAAGTTCAAAGCCCACAGCAAAATTGTGGCCTGCTGCCGGAAACATAACCCATAAAGTTCAGCTTCAAAGCATCCCCCCCATTACTGATATTATGACAAGCAGTATATATTACTTTCCCAGTAACTTTAACATTTCAGTTTAACTTTATTCCCAGTACCCCTATACCCCCAGGCATCTGAAAGCAAGCCCAATGCGGGGGAAATTGGCTATCTTCTCAAAAATTTCCAAAAACAGGTCGATTATTAACAGTAGGGAAAGCAGTACTGGATAACTAACAGTCCTTCACAATAGATGGGAAGTCAATGGTGATGTTCACTTTATCCCCAGGTTTTAATTCTTGCACATGAACAGTATTCTGATAAAGCATAGTCATAGGTTCAGTGTCTTGCTTATGCTGGAATAGTTTCTGGATCAGACCTCTTGGCTGTTCCCATTCAGGGAGTTTCTTATTGACCTCATAGACTCTTACTATATAGGTTGTATCATCCATACTTGTACTCCTTCTTACCAGGGATGCTGTATTCAGTTGTCCCCCTATGATGTCCATAATACACTCTCCTCCTTATTCACCTTGGGCGTTATTGCACTTAGCACGAGTACAGAGTCTGCACACACATGCAAAGCAGTCTTCCATTACAGGGGCGTTTACTGCTTGACACTTAATTCCCCCATCACAGGTTTCCACATAGTCCTTACATTTCTCATACATGTCTTCCTTTGCCATTAGTTGCCTCCTTCTAAATTTTTTATTTGTTCATTGATTATCATTACTTGTTCTTCATGTCCTTCTTTTTTCTCATGATACCTTCTAAGAGATAATAACTTCCTTCTCTTATTTCTGTCAATAGTCCCTACCAATGGTCTTCCTATTTTCTTTCTAGGTATAAGTTGTTGTTTCCAGTACAATACACTCTTTGTGTACTTATCTATAAAATGCTGGGAGAAGCAATCCAGTGATCCATTCGCTTCATTGTTACTACCCGCATGATATACAGATATAAATATTTTTCCTGTTACTTGATTCTTGGCAAAGGTCTTTACTGCCATATCATTTCGAACAATAGTATTATGGCAATAACTACAAGTTATATCCCTCTTAGCTAGAAAGAACTTCATTGGATAAGTCTCCTTACTAATTTCCTATACCAGACATATACAGTAGCATATTTCCAAGAGAACCTTTCTCCTTCTGGTATTTGCTTAAAGAACCTGGCATTATCATAAAGCCACCTGATAAGTTTCCAGTAAAGGGGATAGAGAGTATGAATGGCCTTGGCTCTTATATATCCCATCGGATATACTGCATAGATGTCAGCATCATAAGCTTCATCAGAACCAATAAGGTAAAGCCTACTAGCTTTCAGGAAAGTATCCAGTTCCTGACTTTTTATCCTTCTACTTACCTTCTCAACAGGAACACCATGATATTCTTCATAGGGTTCTTTTATTTCAAAAGTAAGAAAGGCTACCCCATCAACCATATCAGTCTTAACGATTATCATCTTAGCTTCTCCTTAACAAAACTTTGAACCTGTATATTATAAATAAATAGGGGGAGGTTTTCATTAAGTGTTCAGCGTACCCCTCATTATATAAATTATGTAAAGTGTCACCGTGTCCTTCTTAGTATATATATATTATTATATAATAGATCATTTAATTGTTTAGTCATAGCTAATTTCATAGTCATATCATAATCCTTTTGTTAAGCCGTGTCAAGGGTCTGAAGATGAATAGGAGCAAACAATGAACCCCTATTGACAGGTGTCTTTTCCTATGATACTGTTAAGTCTATAAGGGGTAATTTATGGAAAACAATGAGGTAACTATAGCCGAAAAGTTAGACCTGAAGAAGATCATAGCCCCTATTATTGGTAACAGGCGTAGATTCTTCCTTCTAAGAGTTGCTGATATAGGTGTTGATGAAGCTTTAAGTATCTGTAAGGTTAAGAAGTCTACTTATGCCAGCTGGATGCAAGATGAGGTCTTCAAGGAAATAAACAGTCATAGAACTGAATTATCCATTACTCATAAGAATGAAGCTATCCAGTTGTTAAGAAGGGAGAACCAGTTAGCTGCAGCTCTATTAGAGGGAGAAATTATTGACAAGATCAGGAAGGAAGTTGAGACTGATACTTATATACTAAGTAAAACCCAGATAGCTAGGGAAGTATATGTCAGGGTTATGGGTGATCTTGATCCGGTTCCCCCTGAAATAAAGAATCTTACCTGGGATCAAAGAATCCAGAGTGTATTTAATCAGTTACCACAACAGCCAAGATTAACTACCCCAGAACCTGTAAGGGAGGTCATTGATGCAGAAGCTACAGTCTGCCAAGCAGATAGCGGCCAGACGCTCCAACATACGGAGGGCGGGACTATACAAGAAGGTGAACAGCCAGGTAAACAAACTGATGAGATCAGTAAGGATTAAGAGTTGGTCACAGTCACACCTGTAACCCTTACTCGTGATCAGAAGATTGCCCTTATAGAGGCTATTGTTAAAATAGACAATAAGGAAGGTGTAGTCTTACCCCTTGTTCCCAACCGGATGCAAAGGTACTTTCACTATAATAAAGGTAATCGTAATATTATCTTGAAGCATCGACAAGGGGGCTTTAGTACCTTTTACCTTGCCGATATGTTCACGGATTGCTTGGTATATCCTAACATGAATGCTGTTGTTATTTCTCATGAGTCTAGGGCTACCCAAAGACTCCTTGATAGGGTCAACATGTTCTATAAGCGTATGGATGAACCTAAACCCAAGTTGGATATTGAGTCCAGATCAGAACTGAAGTTTGAGGACTTGAATTCAGGAGTCTATGTAGGAACTGCAGGAGCTAAGGCATTTGGTAGAGGGGATACAATTAAGAAAGCCCACTTGTCAGAATATGCCTTCTATGAGAATGCCAGAGCTATCCTTAATGGTGTAGAAGATGCAGTACCAATGACTGGAGAAATTACTCTTGAGTGTTCCCCAAATGGTGAGGATACTGACTTTTATGAACAGTGGGTACGAGCCAGAGAAAAGAAATCTCCCTATAAACCTTTCTTCTTTCCTTGGTGGTGGTCTGATGATTATAGGATAGAACTTGGTTCTGAACTAGCTCTTGAAGAAGATAGGGGGGAACTTACCTTTACAGATGAAGAGCAAGATTTGGTTACAAGATTTGATCTTACTGAAGCCCAGATACGATGGCGTAGATTTAAGATAGGGGAGAAGCAGGGACTCTTTTGGCAGGAATATCCTGAAGATGAAATAAGTTGTTTCATTGTAATAGGAGACCCTGTATTTGAAACTGAACTTCTAAATACCCTCGCCCAGAATTGTTATGATGGCCAGAAGCATCAGGGTGGATGGACGTTCTGGAAACCACGAGAACCAAACATGCGTTATGTGATAGGTGCTGATACTTCAGCTGGAGCACCTGGTGGTTCTTTCAGTGCTGCTGCTGTTGTTGATTCCTTAAACAATGTAGTAGCAACATTCCAAGCTAGAATAGAACCTTATATATTTGCAGGGATATTGAGGCAGATGGGAGGCTACTATAATAATGCCCTACTTGCAGTTGAAAGAAACTTTACTGGTTATGCGGTATTGGGGCATCTTAACGATTATGCCAATCTTCATTATCAACGTGATTATGTGACTGGCAAATTAACAACTAATAAAGGCTGGTGGACTAATGATCAGACAAGATCATATTTGTTCAGTACTGCTAAGGAAATAATATCCAAGGTTAATATCTGGGATATGAATCTGGTGAGGCAGTTAAGGAGTTTTAGATATATTAAATATCGGGCAACTGCCCAGACCTTTGATGATCTGGCCTTTGCTTTTATGATTGCTATGGCAGTAAAGAAAACATCAGGAACAGCAGGTGGTTATCAGGGAAGTGTTCCTGGATGGGGTTGGTGATAGGAGTAATATTTAGTCTTGGTAAAGGAGTAAGAATATGGCATTAACAGATCAAGAGATACTTACTAATATAACTAATGTAAAGAACTTCTGGTTTCAAAGGAATAAGAGATTCAAGGAGTGGTATCAGATACTTACTCTTATTGACTTGCTTGCTGCAAAGAGAATGGAATCCTATGTCTCTAACGAACCTCAGACCTTTTACAATATGGCTCACTATCTTATTACGAAAGGAGTCATTAGTCATACTTCTCCTATCATTACTGATTCGGGTTCAGAGCTTGACCGTATAGCTCGCATTGATAGGGGCTGTACCTATATGTGGAATATGATAGATAGATTGAGGAGAGCTGGAGGTGGCCAGCCTTTTGTTGATGAACTAAGCTTCTATCTTTTGACATTAGGATGGTATAGTGTAGTCCTTTTCTATGATGAGGAAACAGGATTTCTTAAACCTCAGATCTGGAATCCCTATGAGACCTATCCTGAATATGTAAATGAGACTCTTGCTGGTTGTCTTCATTCCTATACTATTACTGAGACTGAAGCTATAGCTAAAGCAACAGCGAAGGATTGGATTTATACACCAACTGGTATTGCTAATGGTAAAGTTGTTCTTGATGATTATTTTAGATATGAGGGAGATTCCCTTAAAAACAAAATCTTTATTAATGGGAAATGTGTAACAGGAACTGAGTGGATAGACAGGCCTGAAATGAAACTTATGGTTGCACCTGTAGGTGGATTCCCTGATAAAGGTAGTCTTACCGACAAAAGTTCCGATTGGCGTAAGCTTGCTGGCCGGAGTATCTTTGAATGTAATGCTACTGTAACAACTCACTTTAACAAGTGGAAAACCATGATAAGTCAAATACTCCGTGATGGAGCACAACCTATTACTCAGGAGTTCTCACAAAGTCCCCAAGCAAAACCTGAGACCTTGAGGGAAAGAGGAGCACTGTTTCATTATACTCCAGGTGAACTTGGACTTCAGCGTGTACCCCCACCTCAAATTCCTATTGAGATACAGGCCAACCTTATTGAGATTAGAAGGGAAGCTCAGAAGGGTTCATTCAATGATGCAGTGTTTGGAATGGCAGATACTAATTCAGGTTATAGCCTGAGTCTATTGGCTTCCAGTTCTGCTAATCAAATACTTTATCCTTACATGGATTCAAAGCACTTCATCTTCAGTGAGTCTGATGCTTTCTGGTTGGGGAACACAAGGAAATCAGGAAAGACTTTCCAGATAAAAGGTAAGTTCCTTGAGAAGATAGAACCGAAAGATATTCCTGAAGAGGTCTTCATTGAAGTAGAGTCAAATGTAGCTACTCCAAAAGACTGGTTGGAACGAGCTACTATAGGTAATATGTTGGACAAAAAGATTGATAAGGCCACTATACTGACTGAAATCTATGGTATGCGTGATCCTCAAGGAATACAGAGGAGACTGGCTGTTGATGATATGGTAGATCATCCTACATATAAGTTGGTTTCCCTGATCAATAGTTTCAATGCTCATGCGGATTACCTGTTATCAAGGGGAGACAAGAGACAAGCAGCCCTCTTCCGAAAGGCTGCCAGTTTGACAGAACTACAACTTAGTGCTGCTCCAGCTGGTGCTGGAAAGCCAATGGGTGTACAATCACAGGATGCAGAAGGTGCTAATCCTAAAAAAACAAGGGTTAGTCCTGATGTACAACCCCCAGAAGAAAGGGGCTTTACACCTATGGAATTAAGGAAATCAATAGGAACTGGATCACTTAGAACTATAAATAAATAGGAGGGCTAAAAAAAATGCCTGCTATTAATGGATTACCTACACTACCAAGTGTACCTAGTATCTTTACGCCTGAAGATGCTAAAAGAAAAGTTGAACTTGAACAGCAACGACAACAGTTCGCTAAGATTTATAATCCGAAGCCTGTTCAGCAAAAGACTACACCAGTACTGGATCAGGGTCAAACTCTTAACCAAGCAATAACCCAACCTACTGAACAGACTCCTATTGATCCTAATACTGGCCTTCCAAATTTAAACATTCAGGTGGGGACTACCCCACAAGAAGCTGAACAGTATGGTATCAATCTTGAACGTGAGTTCATGGAACTTCAACGTAAAGAACGTGTCAGTGGAATGTTGGAATCCATACGATCAGATCTTATTTCTGCATCGCAGGCCGGAAGTCCTATAGGTCAGGGTGATCTTCTTAAACGATTCCCTGAGATAAAAAGCTTTAATGTTGTTGAGCAAAAGATAGTAACTGACTATGCAAATATTCTTTCTGGTGCAACTCCAAATGAGGTAGAAACAGGTCTCACCGATCAGGAGATGACTAATAGTTCTCTTGATTCTTATTATGGTAGTACTGAAGGAAAGAAAGTTCCACCCTCGGTAATACTCTCTACTGTTGCTTTCAGTAAAAATCAAGATGAAATTAACAATGCTTTACGGGCGGCCTATCCCCCACAAACTAAGGAGGAAGAACAGGTTGTTCCCCAGAATCCCGATGATATCCAATCAAAGCATGAGAAGATAGCTAAATTAGAGAATGGTATTATCTCCCTTATTGATGATGAGACTGGTCAAATCCATCAGGTAGATATATCCGATAATAATTTTGTACTGATGGGTAAAGTTCCAATAGGTTATTATCTTAGGAATAATAATCGAGTTGCTCCTATAGATACCAGAACAGGAAAACCTTTGACAACTCCAGAGGAAATCCAAGCTTCTAATACCGATCTATGGTCTGGTATTACCAAGTTCTTTGGTGAGTTTACTAAGCCAGGAATTATGGCAAAGGGCATAACCGGATTCATTGATGCTCTACTTTATAAGATACCTGTTAATATTGCTAATGAGGCTGA